CTTTCTAGACTTACAGAAACCCCAGCTTTTAAATGGAAATATAAATATCAGCTTCCAAATGATTGTGTACGAGTATTAAATGTATATGATGAATCAGAAGCATACGATGATAGAACAGAATATGTTGTAGAAGGTAGAACTATTCTTTGCGACTATGACCAAGTATTTTTATGTTATGTTTCTAAAGTAGAAGATGTTAACACATTAGATGCTTTTGTAACACAATGCGTTATACAAAATTTAGCAATAAAACTTTCTGTTCCTATGCAGCTAGACCAAGTTATGCAAAATAATTTAATCAAAGAATATAATGATGTAATTCTTCCTATGGCTAGAAGTGTTGATACATTAGAAAATAAATATTGGGAAATGGAAGAAAGTGATTTTATTTTATCAAGATATAATGAAGAACCAATAATCTAATGGCTATTAATTACACACAAGCTTTTAATGCAGGAGAAGTATCTAGAAAATTAGATGGTCGTAATGATTTAGAAGCATATAAAACTGGTTGCAGAGATTTAGATAATTTTTTTGTATTACCACAAGGCGGTGTAGAACGCAGAGCGGGATCAGAGTTTATTCAGTTTACAGGAACAGATGGATCAAATCCAGCTAGAATAATAGAGTTTGATTTTTCTAGTGATGTATCTTATGTAATAGAGTTAGGTACAGATTATGCTAAAGTACATTATACACAAAGCGGAACTGACTTCGTAGTTAATGTTACAGAAACAGATAATATTAATTATACTACTACAGAACTTCGTCAAATACAATTTAATCGTAGATTTGATACATTAATACTTACTTGTCCTACAAAAGAAACAATGGTATTTAAACGCACAACTATTGCTCCTACATTTACTATAGAAAAAATTTCATATACATATCCACCATTAAGGGAAGAAAATATTACTTCTACTACTATTGATGCTAGTGCTGCATCAACAAGTGCTTTTTCAGGAACTAATATTTTATTAGCTAGTAGTGCAATATTTTTTAAAGGTCACGAAGATTCAACGTGGGGATTAGAACATATAAGAGATGCAGATAAAAAAGAAATATCTGATACAAGAACAGCTGGTGGTGAAGATGCTAACAGTAGTAATTTAGATGTTAGTTTTTCTAATTGGTCTTTTACAACAGATGGAACTTGGAAAGGCAGTTTAGTTATTCAAAGAAGTTTAGATGGTGGAAATTTTGATAATTATGTAGTTATAGGAGATACTACAGGAGGTGTAGCAAGAAACTTTACATATGCTTCAACAACACCTGAAGATGGTAATACTCGTATAAGAGCAAAATGGATATTAGATAGTGGTACACAAGATTTTAAATTTAGTTTAGAAACAGATAATATTTATCATAAAGGATTAGTAAAAATTACTTCAGTTGCAGGGGCAGATGTTGTTATAGGAACTGCTGCTTTAAGTTCTAATACTGTTACTATAGATACTTCATCTGCTCACGGATTATCTACAAATGATTATGTGTTAATTAGTGGATTAGGATTTTCAACAACAGACCCTAATGGTATACACCAAATAACTGTATCAGATTCAGATACATTTACATATGCTTTAACAGGTGCAAATGAATCATATACAGAATCTTCAAGCTCTATAATAGAAGCTACATCAAGAGCAAGTGCAACTATAGTTTCAATGATAGCTGGTATAGATGATACGTCTGCAAATCCTGCAGCAACTGTACATTGGGCAGAAGCATCTTTTTCTACTTATCGTGGATTTTCTCCAGCATCAGAATTTTTTGAAAATAGATTATGGCTTGCAGGTTCTAAAGATGAACCAGCAGATTTATTTGGAAGTAAGTTTAATGAAATATTTAGCTTTCTTGTAGGTACACTTTCTACAGATGCTATTAAACGAACAATAGATTCTCCTGAAGAACCAAAATGGTTGGAGGGTAAAAGATATTTATTTTTAGGAACAGCAGGAACAGCAGTATCAATTCGTTCAGCCAATAAAGATGCTTTAATTACACAAAGTAATATTACTACATTAACTGAAAATGCTTATGGATCAGCAGCATTGCAAGCAGAAATAGCAAATGATGTTATTATTTATGTACAACGAGATAAATTAAAAATTAGAGAATTAGTATATGCACAAGGAGAAGATACATTTGTAGGTAATGATTTAAATTTAATTAGTGAAGATGTAACAGATTCAGGTGTTGCAGAAATGTTTGTTCAAAAAGAACCTAATCAATTAATATGGTGTATTAAAGAAAATGGCGATGCTTGTGTTATGACATATGAAAGAGGTCAACAAGTTAAAGGTTGGGCAAGAATTACAACAGATGGGGAATATTATAGTGCTGCAGCTATAAATGATTTAGGAGAAGATATAGTATGGGCTTGTGTAAAAAGAGATACAAAATACTGTATTGAAAAATTTCATTTGCGTAAAGATTTAAATTGGTATGTTGATGGTGGTGTTCAAATAGATTATTCTTCTTTGTCATATTCAAATGTTACTTTAACATTAAGTGGTAGTACAAATGATCAAAAATTTACTTTTCCCAAAAGTTCTGCTAGTGGATTATCTGCTGATGATATAATTAAAGTATCTAATTTAACTGCTATTCCAATATTAAATAATAAAACATTTAAAATTATAGTAGATGATGTTGATTCAAATTTATGGAGATTAGTAACAATAGGTACTACTAATGAGATAAGACCTCCATCAGGAACTTCTAATACAACATATACAGTATCTGTAAAAAAAGTAGTTAATACACTTACTGGATTAAGTCATTTAGAAGGTAAAACTGTACAAGTAATAGGTGATGGTAATTTTATAAAAGAAGAAGAAGTATCAAGCGGACAAATAACTACAGATGAGTATTATAGTACTTTATTAGCAGGATTAAAATTTACATCAACATTACGACCTATGCCTATAGAACCAGTATTAGCGGGTAGGTTATCACAATCAAGAGTAAAAGCAGCAGCTAAAATTATAGTTAGATTTTTTAAAACAAAAGGTGCAAAAGTTGGAGAAGCTGGTAGACAATTAACTACTTATAATGTAGTAGACACACAAGACCCTGCTGGACAATCAATAGAACTTAAAACAGAACAACAAAGATTTTTTGTTGCATCAGACTATGAAAAAGAAAAACTTATTGAAGTAAGTCAAGATTTACCTTATTCTATGACTGTGTTAAGTATTGCATCGATCGTAAACGTGGAGGGAATGTAATGGCTTTACCAGCAGCAGCAGCAGTAGGAATACAAGCAGGAGCATCAATACTTGGTGGTATTTTTGGTAGAAAATCAGCTAAAAAGAAAGCAAGAGCAGCAAGAGCTATGGCACAATATAATGCTAGTGTTGCAAGAATGAACGCAGAGTCTGAAGCACAAGCTATAGAAAGTCAGGAAAGACGATTAACTAAACAACAACGTGAACTACAAGCACAACAAGAAATGAGTGTAGCAGGTAGAGGTGGAGTTTTAGCAGGCGGAGATTTACTTTCATTTTTAGATCAAGCACAAGAAATGCAATTAGATAAATTAGAACTTATAAGACAAAGAGATTTAGCAACTATAAGTGGTGAAAATAGAGCTAGAGGTATTATTTATCAAGGAGAACAACAAGCAGCCGCAGCTAGAGCAGAAGGTAGAGCAGCTATGACTCAAGGTATATTAGGTGCAGCAGGTTCTATAGCAGGTGGGTTTGCTTCAGGAGCTTTAAAGTTTCCAACTAAACCAGTTATAGGTGGTAGTACAACTAATATATTAAGACAATATGGAAGTTCTAACATACAACAAAGTTTTGGTTATCAAGATTTTGCATCTAAATATTTTACAAATCAACCACAATTCCCAAGTGTATTTAATCAATAGGAAATAATTATGGCAATACCACTACCAAAATATAAACAACAAGTAAGAGTATCAGGCGAAGGTGTAGCACAAACTATTGATCCAAGTGCAACTATTCGTGCTGCTGGTGCTGGTGATGAATTAATGGCAAAAATTGTAACAGATGCTGGTGGTATAGCATCAGATTATTTTAATAAAAAAGCTGAAGTTCAAGATAAAGCAACTTTAACAAGAATTACACAAGAGCAAAATAATTTATTATCTAATATAGAACAACAGAAACAAGATGCTTTGTTTGGTAGAGGAGATTATGAAGGCAATGCTTTATCTATAAATGAGTTATATGAAAAAGTAACAAAACCTGAATTAGAAAAATTTCAAAATAAAATTAATCAAATACAATTTAATTTTAATGAAAATAAACAAAAAGTAGATGCGTCAGTAAATAATTATTTACAACAAATAAATACAAGAGAACTTGTAGAATTAAATCGTATAGAGATAGAACAATATAACTTTGATAGATTACAAGGTGCATTTGATTTAGAATACAAAACTGGTATATTACAAGATGAATTAGACATTTTAAAAAAAGACCCAGTAGCAAATGCTGACCAAATAAAAAAATACGAAGAAAAAATTAATGCTAATAAAATAGCATATGAAGAAGATTTTAAAGATTTAGAAAGAACAACAAAACCTAATGTTATAAAAGAAAAAAGATCAACATTTGCATATAATGCTTTAGCTGGTCAAGTACGACAAGCACAATTAGATTATAAAAATGGTGATTTAAGTATAGTTGAATATGGAGATTTGTTAGAAGGACTTAACAAAAAAATAGTAGATAATCAATTTATGTCCCCTATTTTAAAACAAACATTAGAAAATGAAGTAATTTCTAAACAAACTTCTGCAAACATTACATATTCTAAACAAGTTAGTACTGTAGAAAGTAAACTCGCTGTAAAAGCAGCAACAGTAGATGGTTTACAAGAAACTGATTTTGTAGATATAAGAAAACTATATGGAGAAGAACTTGGTGATAAACTTATAGATGATGCAGTAGCAGGACAAGTATCAAACATAGCTATTCAATTAGATAAATTTGCAGAAACTCAAAAAATAATTAATAAGTTTACAGAATCTGAAGACCCACAATCATTTGAAGAATTTGTTTTAGAAGCAACAGAAAAATTAGGAAGTACAAATGGTGTTTTGGTTAGAAGATTAGGAAGGGTTTTATTAAGAGAAATGTTAGAAGAAAATCCTACATTAAGTGCTGAAAAAGTATTTGGAAAAGCAGGTAAAGTAAAAGCAGGCACAAGACGTGAAACAATATCTATTCCATATAATGGGAGAGCAAAACAATTATTTTTTGATTTATTAGAAGCAGGAAATGCTCTTGATTTTTTAACTAAAGAAGATAGGCAAGAGTGGGAGTCTAAAATAGAAGGAGGAACTTTAGCATTAGTAGAAATGTTTAGTTTAGCAGCTAGTCCACAAGATGTTACAGATGAAATGATTGATGCTTGGCGTTTAAAATATGAAGCTCCTGTAGCTAAAAAAATAGCTCGAGAAACTTCTATTAGTAATCCTATAATAAAATTACCAAGCAATAATAAAACAGTAAACTGGGGTGATATGTAATGTCATTTAATGTTACTTTACCAAATGGAGCAACTATTAATGATATTCCAGATGGTACAACAAAAGAAGAAATAAAATCAAAAGCTATATCATCAGGTTTAGCTGTTGAATCTGATTTTAATATTCTTTCAAATTCAAATTATGCTGCTCATATGTCTTTAAATAAAGGATTAGCTAGTAATGCAAGTCCTGAACAACGAGCCTTAATAGATAAAAATTTATCAGATGATGATAAAGAAATGTTAGAAGCTAACAACTTTTACAGTATTCGTGATAATAAAAACTATAGTGATACAGAAGTTAAGGCACAAATAGAATATGAATATGGTAGGGGAGCTAGAGCTAGTCGAGCAAATAAACGAAATAGAAAAGCTATTGATGATAAATTTACAGATAGTTTAAAATCATTCGGATTAAATTTAAAATCTATAGTTCAATCATCACCATCAGCAGTTAAAGATTTTGTTGATTTTTCTAAAAAGTATAAAATTTATCCTATTTTAAACAAACTTAATTTGGGAGTACTATCAGCAGCAGATGTTGCAATTAAACAAGTAGAAGAAAAAGAACCTGATTATTTTAATGAAATGCAAGCAAAAGCTAATGCAACTGCTGAACGTGCATCTAAACTTCAAGCTAAATACTTATTAGAGTCTGATGTAGGATTTGTAGAAGCAATACAAGATAATAGATGGGACATTGTTGGTAACAGAATAGGTAATGCTTTAGCGTTTGAAGCACCTAAACTAACAGCTCAAATAATATTAGCTTTAATTACTAAAAATCCAATAGCAGCAGTAGGTTTTGGAGGGGTAACAGCAGCAGGTCAAGAATACGCATCTATGGAATTAGCAGAAGATGATTTAACAAAAAGAGTATTACAACCTTTTGGAGTTGGAGTTGTTAATATAGTTACAGAAAAACTTGGTACAGGTAAAATTCTTGATGATTTAATGAAAAGACAAATAGGTGAAGGTATTTCTAAATCTATAGTTAAAGAAGGATTAAAAGGTGCAGGTAGAGGTTTTGTATCTGAAGGATCAGCAACTTTAGGTGAAAATGTAATAGCTAAAGCATTTGGTGAAGAACTAGGATTATTAGATAATGTATTATTATCAGGTATTGTAGGGACAATATTAGATGGTAGTATTGCTAGTCTTGGTACAGGTATTACAGAAGGAGATGCAGTACGAATAAGAAAGCAAAATTCTAATGAACAAATAGACGCAATAGTAAAACAAAGTCCAATATTAAATCAAAATTCTGAAACAGCACAAGCTGCAACAGAAGCATTAAAAAATCCAACTGAAGAAAATGTTGATAATTTAAATAAAGTTTTATTTGATGACACACAAGAACGAAATGCTGTACAAGAAAAATTAAAACAAGCGGAAGAAGAAACTGCACAAGAAGTTACACCTACAGAAGAATTAACTCCTACAGAAGAAGTTATACCTAAAAGAAAAACAGAATCAGATATACAAGGTGTTCCTCCTGCTGAAAATGCACAAAAAACACAATCTGCTACTACAAAAGGAACTTATATAAAAACAGCAAATGTATTAAATAATATAATTCCTGAAGGGCAAATATTAGATTTTGGAGCAGGTAGAGGTATAGGTGCAGAAGCTATTAATGCTAAAACATATGAGCCATTTCCTCGTGAAGGATTTACTCCTGATTTTACTGACGCTTCAAAAATACCTTCTAATAGTGAAAGTAAAATTAATTCTTCTAGTGTTATTAATGTTGTTCCAAAAGATATTAGAGATGGTATTGTTTTAGATATTGGTCGTATTTTAAAACAAGATGGTGTTGCAATTATCACATCTCGTACTGAACAAAGTATTAAAAAAGGTGCAGAAAATATAAAACTTTTTGAAGGAGAAGAAGGTGCATATATAGTTGGTAAAGAAGGAGAGCAAACTTTTCAAAAAGGTTATTCGCAAAAACAATTAGTTGA